AATATCCATCTAAGAAAGTTACAGTGTTACCGCCAGGAAACCCAGCGGCTGTAATTTGCCTAAAATTATTAATTACTTCTAACCCTCCTGCGCCAGCAGGAGTTGTACTTGGTACAGCAAATGTCCATTCATTAGCTAATGTGCAAGTACCAGTTCCTATTGTAGTTCCAGTAGCTGCAAATGAAGTACCTACTTCATTATTCTGAGCGCCAACTAATTGAAAATCAGATGTACCAATGCTATTGATAACATATTGAGTACCGACAACTAATGCGGTAGCAGATGTTAAAGGAAAACTGACAACGTATTCACCTGAAGATATAGGGCCTGCTGTTTTTAAAATATCAACATTGTCATTTGTATGCCTATTAGTTGCAGTTTCAGTTACGGCAACAATACCGTTTTGTAAATAAGTAAGAAGCCCTGAAGAACTATTGTTTACTGTTACGCCTGTACCAACAGGCATTTCATATACTGTTCCCGTACCAATCCCTACGCCAGTTGCAGTAAATATAGTTCCAACAACATTAGCCGCAGCTCCATAAAGTGTAAAATCGGTAGTGCCTAAAGTTAGAATTTGATAGATCGTACTGGTTACTAAAGCTGTGGCATTAACGACTGGCAACAAGGCAGTAAACTCTAAGCCTACAGTATTGGTTGCAGCGCCATAGAGTGTAAAGTCTGTAGTGCCGATAATTAAAATTATATATTTTTGCCCAACTACTAAAGATGTTGCGGGAACATTAACATCGATAGTTGCTGGAACCGCTGTGCCTGTGCCAGTTGCGGCTTTAGTAGCAGTAAAAACCGCGCCTAATACGTTAGCCGCTGCGCCTGCAATAGTAAAATCGGAAGTTCCTAATGTTAAAACAACATACTTTGATCCTGCTACTAAAGCAGTTGCTAGAATTGGGGTTTGTAATGAAGGTAAAACAACAGTGAAAGTCCAACTGCCTTGTGTAGCTGTAGCAATTGTATAATCCCCTGAAAGTACATCTCCACCATTAGTGGTGATGGAAGCAGTATCTCCAGCGATGCCAGCATTAACAAAACCTGAAACTGTTATAGTTAATCCTGTACGGCTATAAACATTTGATACTGAATTAGCAGGGTAGGTATAGCTTAATTGAAGCGTTTTAGGTTCGTAAATGTATCCATTTTCGCCATCAACGATTATGATTTGTTGAGCGTTATCGGAAATTGATACTGTGCCTTCAGCCGTTGAAAGCGTTCCTCTTTCGGTAACTACGCCATTTTTATCAATTTCTAATAACTTGTTAGCGTTTACTGAATAAAGTAGATTTAATGACTGTAGCCACCATAAACCGCGTGAAGGATTTTTACCCGCATCAGCAAATAAAGTTAATCCTGGTGTTGGATAGGCGGCTAAATTTGTTTTATCTTTTTCAGGCTTTACTTCAAGAAAAAGATTCTGCCTTTTTTGAGCAGAAACAGCTTTAGACCGTCCAGCTATGCCAGCCCCTAATATAGGTAGTACAATGGCTTCTGGCATTATCGTCCATACCCATCGCTATAAATATTGTATCTCATTTGGCTGGTACTCATAAGCGCTACATCCGTACTAAGGGTAGGAGTTCGTTGATTAATTCTCTTAATACGTTTAATAGCATTTTGAGCTAATGCAACGGAAGTTTGTCTAATATCAAATTGGTATTCTTCAGCGATACGAATAGCTAAATTAAACACTATAGCTTCCCAATAGCCTGGAGGCAAGCTAATGTACGCAGTAGGGTCATTAACAACCGTAAATGGCTTCCAAGATGTCAGGGTAATAGTTTCATTACTTGAAGAACATATTGGGTAGATATAAGCGTTTCCGATAGGGAAACCTCTATCGTAAAATAAATAGCCTGGGAAATTAGTTTGTAAGCTTTTAAGTCTTACGGAATTATAATCATCCCATTCCATAATTTGCATGGGATAATCAACAGGGATACTTCCGGTATAGATAGTAAAGTAAGCATCTATAATTCGGCTCGGCCTAATGGTATTCCACATAGCCCCAAGCCCTATAGTATAAGGATTAGTACCGGAGGATAAAGGGAATGTTTCCCTAGTGATCTGATAAAGCATCAATTCATCAGCAGACCACGAATCTAACATACGATTAAGCGATTCTATACCGTCTTTAAGCTCATTTGCAGTTAAATCAGTATCTACAGATGATACTTGTATTAACCGCATTGCAGCGCGTACTAAATCATTTGCTGTATAAAGTTGACCAACATTGCTGACCATTGAAACGGCAACAGTATAAGGGGTTATGTAAGCCCAAACATTTGCAGCGTTAGCCCAAAAAGTAGATAAATTGCCCCAGATAGGCGCAGGTAAAGTCCATATATCATTAATGAAAACAGTTGATATAAGATTACCCCCCATCAACTGAATGTCATAATCCTGAGTACCGTCAGCTACCCAAAACGAAATATTATATCCGCTAGAGATTACAATAGGATTAGCTATAGGCGTAGTCATCGCCTGATCTTCAAAGATCGCTACCGCAGAAGAAGTATTTGCGTAGAATACTCCAGCGGAGATCAACCCTAATTGACCCCCTAACTGAGGAACTAAATCAAGAGTAAAATACCTTGCCATATAGATACCCTATTAATTGATTGATCTACAAACTTCAAACCATGTTGCGCCGTCACAAACGAGCGTGAGCGTTGAATTTGCCGCTGAAGTAAAATTTCCTGCCAGTTGCAAATTTGCTGACGCATCAACAATTACATCTACCGCATCGAATTTAAGCGTAATTTGATGACTTATATAAGTAGCTGTTATACCTGTGATAGTTGTTGTACCAGTAACCACTATAAATGTACTAGCGGGGCTAATTATTAAAGTAGTAGCTGAAGCAACAGTATACGCAACGGAAGTTTGTTTCTGTTGTATCCCTGAGTATTGGTTATATGTTCCAATATCACTTACTACAGAGCCTATATAACATGCTGACCAAAAATTAAATCGGCTATTTGCATTTGAATAAACGTCAAGAACACCGCCTGTACCATTGTCAACTATTCTACATCCTACAAATTGCGCTCCAACAAATTGTGCTGATGCGTTATTATTAAACACCCCATATTTATTGGTTGTGGCTGATAATCCATTGCCTTGAATAACACACCCAGTAAACATAAAATCAGCATTAGCGCTGTTTATATAAACCCCTGCACCTCTTGACGAATGTAAATTACAACCTGTAAATTGTATGTTTTGATAACCTTGAGTAATTGCATCTAAATAAATACCGCAAGCTTCATTGTTATAAGGAGCTATAATTCCACCGCCCGAAAGCCAACAATTATCAAAACTGGTATTTACTAATGATCCCGAACCTGTTACTTTTACACAATCCCCACCAGCCGTTGCATCAAAGAAACATTGTTGAAAATAATGATTAGCATTTCTGCCTTGTGGAGACGCAGCGCCATCAATCAACATATCATTTAGGGCATTACCACCAATGTCACAATTAACTGCGTAAACAGCATCAGATTGGTGTATCCAAATACCATAAAGACCAACTATAGGACTTGGCTGTATAGTATCACTTGTTCCTCTAGTAGTTACTGTGTCTAAACAAAGTCCTGATACTGATTGTTGTAAAACTGTTGAGCCGATAATTATCGCAGTTCCCGCGCCTGTAGGATCAACAATGATTGAATTTTTAAGGTATGTTATTTCTGCACCTTCAAAATTAATCCCATCAAAATGTTTAGATATTTTTATTCTTTCAAATAATGCTCTACGTTCTTCTTTAACATGAATCATCGCTCCGCTTGTTCGAGTGACTGAGGAGGTTATAGAAAAATCTCTAAACGTATTGTAAAAACTGTTGCCCGAATTATAAAAAACATCGCCTGTTGTAGCATTGGTTTTGATAATGGTGTTGTCTTGTCCATCCCCATATATGAACGTATTGTTTAACCCTGCTAATGCAATAGTTGAACTAACTATATATGTTCCTTTTGGTATGTTTAAACGAATACCTCCAGATGATATTGCGTAATTAATTGCCGCTTGTATCGCTGCGGTATCATCAGTAACACCGTCCCCAACCGCTCCAAAGTCTTTGACACTAACCGTTTCATTTAACTTAGCTGCTACTGTACGAGTAACCGATCCTGTGCCACCATTGGTTGTGCTTACAAATGTTGAGCCTGTTGAAGTGCCTAAAGATGCTAAATTTGAAATATAATTAACTGTGCCAGTAACAATAGTAACTACGCCAAAGCTATAAAATATACCTGTAACAGTACCTATAATTTTATAACTTCCAGCGGGGATAGCTACACCTAGAGGGCTAGCGGCAATAGCTGCGGTAAAAGCGGCGGTATCATCAGTTGTACCATTGCCAACGGCGCCAAAATCTTTAACTGTTGGAAGATCACCAAAACCATCGCTGATTAATCTAGCAACAGCCCCAACTAATGTAATTCCGTTTTTAGATGCTTGAAAAGTGCTGGAAGTAGTAACAGATGCTCCAGTAGAGCTTAAACTTAAACCCGTAACATTTCCATCGCCATCTTGAACTTGTTGAAGTGTTGAAGTAATGCCGCCAGGAACCTGCAATAAGCCTGGATAAGTTAGATTTTGTTGCTGATTCGCTAGGCTAGACATTCGTTATTCCTCAAATGGGGTATTTCTAATACGTTTTTTAGGGGCTTTACCCTTATCATCCCATTCTTGGGAAGTAAGCCATCCGTCCTTGGATAAAGCTTTATATTCTTGCTCATCAACGGCAATTGTTGAATTGACGTATGAGTCTTTGTGCATCGAGCATGGATAATCGATTACCATATTTCACCTTAAAGGAAAAGGCGGGAGATTTTACCCCCCACCTTCAGCTTACTATGGGTTATTAGCTGGAATTGCGCCGTAGTTACTTGGTGAAGTTGACATGAAGTCAGTAACAACAGGATAAGAACGGACAATTTGAACTAAATATGTATCCGCAGCAGGCGTTTTAGACGCCGCAGTTGGATTTACATAAGTGATACTGATAGTGTCAGCAGATTTTACTCTTGCACCAGCTATAGCAACACCAGCAGTTTGAGCCGCTGTAGTTGATACCGATACAAAATCACCTACCGCAACGCCAGCAAGAGTAAAATCTTGTTCAGCGGTTGTGATAGTTAAAACCGCAACAGGAGTTACTGCTAACGATACAATAGCTGTAGCACGAATTGACGTAACTGCAACTACATTAGGGCCGGGATTACTCATTTTAAACTCCTATTAACCTGTGATACGGCAAGCCAGCTCAGGATAAACTGTGCTGAAACCATAAAGAACATCAAGACGAGTCGGCAATTGGTCAGAGTTAATATCGTATTGGCGAACCAAACGAATTGACATACCATCAGCAGACGCACGTCCAGCCATATCAACACCTTGTGGCAATAACAGATCAGCAGTACCAAGAGCAAAAGCATCGCGATGGAAAGCGATAGCGTTAGCATAACTTGCACCAGCAGAACCAGAAATTACAGTAGCATTGCCAGAAGCAATAGTACCGCCAGTGCTAGTTACGTTTTGGAATTGACCGCTAAAGACAGGTGTTGGTGATACTTGAACAGTTTGTGAAGAACCAGTGCCAGTAGTCAACGCAGTTACTACGAAATTACGCAGTGTACCAGTTGATTGACGGTTTTGTGGGTTCACAGCATAAACGCCAGGTATTGTGAAAACAGTACCTTGAGTTAATGTTTTACCGTTTGAAATAGTAGCAGTTAAACCAAAAGTTGTTGCAGCGTTAGTTTGAACAGCACCGCCAGCTTGTGCAGCTACAGCGATTGTATCAGTACCAACAATGAAAGAACCTGAAGTAAAGTTACCTACGTTTTGATCCATTGCAAAGTTGAAGCCTAAAGTGCTGTCGCCCATTGCGCCTTTCTTGAAAATTTCAGAAATAACACCTTGTGGGTTGAACAAGTTAGTCAAACCAGAAACTAGACCAACATCAATAGTAGGATCGACAACAATGTGACGGAGTTCATCAACAGGCGCAGCTTCTTGGTTCAATCTAGAACGAGCGGCTAAGATTGTAGCTAAAGACTGAGCTTGAGTTGGAGTACCGGACAATTGACCAGGAGTACCAACCATATTATATACGTTTAGGAATTGTTGTAGACCATCATAATCGATCTTGTTAGCAATTGCCGCAATAGCTGGTTTGATAAATCTGTCAGAGAAGTCAGAAATGTTTAAGCTCAAATCTTGAGTTGTAAACGCCATATCAACACC